GTCATCACCACCAACCTGTCAGTGGCGTTGCTTATATCGGGATTATTGCCGCTCAAAAGCTCATTGGTCTTAGCAAGTACACTCGTATTGCTCAGTGGTGTGCTCGTCGTGGCACACTACAGGAAGAACTTTGTAATGACATTGCCCGCGAGATTTGCAGGGCCACCGATTCAGAAAGCGTAGCAGTATACATTCAGGCCACACACGGTTGCTGTGAGAATCGCGGCATTATGGCTCACAGTAGCCTCACACAAACCACAGTACTAAGAGGCGCCTTCAAACAAGACCAAAGTGTCAAGAAGGAATTCTTTGACAACATCAAACTACAACAGGACTTTGCACCACGATGACCGATCTTGAACAAGCACAAGCTGCGGGAATCGCCCCGTGGGATTTAAAAGTTGTCGACCTTAGTGATTTTCATGTGACTGTGTTTGAAGATCGATATCCTGTTGCTGTTGGGCATCTACTGTTTGTACCCAACTACAACACTCCTACAGTGATAGTAGATGCGTTTGAATCTGCGTTGGCTCAGGGTAATCGTATGGTGGCCGCGAGCAAATGCGATGCATTTAACATTGGAATCAACATGGGATCAGCAGCAGGTCAGACTGTGATGTATCCGCATGTGCACTTGATTCCGCGACGCACCGGAGACTGTGCCGACCCTGTGGGCGGAGTGCGTGGCGTAATTACTGGGCAAGCCAACTACAAGCAATCAGGCTATCGTCAACCTGGATAAGTACTATCTCAGCGGCCTTTCCGGCATTCATCCCGCTATACAAACTCTGCAGGCCTATGCTATAATATACATAGGAGAACACAATGGCAAAATATCTTTCAACAAAAACTTACGGCAACGACCGCGGACTTTCATGCTGTTTTAGACAGTGGCGCAGTGCTCACAGTCACTGTAGTCTACTGCACGGATACTCAATCGGAATCAAGTTGGTGTTTGAATCGGAAACACTAGATGATCGAAACTGGGTCATGGACTTTGGTGGACTCAAGGCATTCAAAGAGTGGAGTGAATGGCAATTTGATCATACCACTGTGATTGGTCATGATGATCCTCATCTGGCAAAGTTCAAAGAACTGGCTAAGTTGGGCAAGCAGGCAGAAGGCGGTGTACTAGATCTACGTATTGTAGAAGCAGTAGGTTGCGAAAAGTTTGCCGAACTAGCTTATCGTACAATGGCAGAAATTCTAGAAGCATATCAGCAAGGACAGGGTTGGACACACCCAGATGGTCGTGTGTTTGAAGCACGTTATCCTGTGGGCGCAGGTGTTAGATTGCGCAGTGTGGAAGTGTTTGAACATGCTGGTAACTCAGCAACCTACGAAGGGTGAACATGAAACCTAAATTTGACATAGCCCTTCTACTGCCCACTCGTGGGCGTACTGAAGCATTGATCACCAGTGTGAAAAGTGTGTTTGAATTGGCAGACATTCCTGATCGCTTACAGATGCTGTTTGCGTTTGATCGAGATGACGAAATTGGTAAAAAGTTTTTCCAAGATGAAATCCAACCTTGGCTGGACGAGAAGAAGTATCACTATACAGCCATGTTGTTTGATACCATGGGCTATGTTGGTCTGCATCGTTACAACAACAAACTGGCAGAAAAAACAGACGCCCGGTGGTTGGTAATCTGGAACGATGATGCTATCATGGAAACTCAGGGATGGGATACGGAAATCATGAAGCATCAAGGTGATTTCAAACTGCTGGCATTTCATACACACAATGATCATCCCTACAGCATCTTTCCTATTTTGCCACGAGAGTGGTACGAATTGCTGGGATATATTAGTCCGCATCCCACACAAGATGGCTGGCTCAGTCAACAGGCATACATGCTAGACATATGGGAGCGTATTCCTGTGTGGGTCACGCACGATCGACACGATCTTACTGGAAACAATCTCGACGAAACTTATAAGAATCGTGTGATGTACGAGGGAAAACCCAATGATCCTCGAGATTTCCACAGTGTGGAACAACTGAGCCTACGTCATCAAGACTGCTTCAAACTTGCTGCGCATCTTAAACAGAACTACAACAAAGACATGACATTTTTTGAAAACGTATTCAAAGGCACACAAGATCCTTGGGAAAAATTAGCACAGAACGATGTCAATCAACAGATGGTGCAATTTGACAATCCGCACAAACATTTTAGTAAATAACGGATGAAAACAAAAATTGCATGGGTTCAACCCAATTTCCAACAAGGTCCCAAAGAATTCAACGCATACTACCTACCTTATTCAGCAGGTGTAGTATGGAGTTACAGCCTTCATGATTCTGCCATACGCGATCAGTTCGAAGTTACCGAGTGGATATGGCGTAGAGAAGCCATTGAGGAAACAGCACAGCGTCTAGCAAAAAATGACATTATAGCATCCAGTGTATATGTATGGAATCATCGTTATAACTATGCCCTGTGCAAACGAATAAAAGAAATCAATCCCAACGTGTTGATTGTGATCGGCGGGCCCGAGCCAGCAATCACAGACCCTAAATTGTTTCTTGACAATCCTTGGATGGACCTGGTAGTGTGCTACGAAGGCGAAATAACTTTCAAGCGTTTGCTACAACATTATCATAACAAAGACTGGGAGTCAGTGCCGGGCTTGTTGATCAACCAGAACGGCGAAGCAGTAAAAACCCAAGACTCTGAACGTATTGAGGAACTAGGAGATGTTCCTAGTCCGTACCTGGCCGGAATTTTTGATGACTTGATAGCTAAACATCCTGAGATCACTTGGCAAGGTACACTGGAAACCAATCGTGGTTGTCCATATGCTTGTACATTCTGTGACTGGGGCAGTTTGACCTATAACAAAGTCAAAAAGTTTGGCCTGGAGCGTGTGTACGCTGAATTAGAGTGGATGGCACGACGCAACTTTGACTGGATCTCAATCACCGACGCCAACTTTGGTATGTTTCCCGAGCGCGATGGTTTGATTGCCGACAAGATCATTGAGTGCCAAGAAAAATACGGATCACCACGTACATTCTCTGTGGCCTGGGCCAAGAATCAAAAGAAAGAAGTAATTGACATTGTCAAAAAGTTGCTGGACAGCAAAGGCTTCAATCAAGGACTTACACTGAGTGTGCAAAGTCTTGACTTGGATGTATTAGAAAACATCCGACGCAAAAACATGGAAATGAACAAGCTAGAAGAAGTATTCAGCTTGTGTGACCAACGCAACATTCCTGCCTATACAGAATTGATCCTTGGGTTGCCTGGGGAGACCATGGAGACTTGGAAGAAAAACTTTTATGCCTTGTATGATCTAAATCAGCACACTGGCATCACTGTTTTCCAGGCGCAGTTGTTGGAGAATGCTGAAATGAACTTGCTGCAAAAAAAGCTGTTCAAGATCACTAGCCAACCAGTCACTGACTATTTTGCCGGCAGCTACAGTGTAGAACACATTGAAGAAAGCATTGACGTAATCACTGGCACCAAAGATATGCCTACTCCAGTCATGCTGGATGCACAAATTTTTAGTTGGTTTCAGACTACATTTCACATCAATGGGTTTGCTACCTTGATTGCTAGATTTGTAAACAAGCATCTGGGCATCAGCTACAACGACTACTACGAAGATCTGTTTGCATACTGCAAATCAAATGCGTGGATTGCCAAAGAAGAGGCTGAAGCTAGGCAGTATTTTGGAAACTGGATGACCACTGGAAAAATTGATCACCCCAAAATTGGTGTTGAGATACATGGCTGGAACATTATTCATCGTACCAGCATGAACATGCACAGCGAAAACAAAACTGATGAATTGTATGATTTCATTGAAACATTTTTGCAAAGATACAATTTGCCACAGGATCTGATTGACAGTGTGATGAAACTGCAACGTTCGTACTATATCAAGTACGATGCTCGAAATCACTATCCAATGGTGTTGGAACTAGACTACAATATTTGGGATTTTCTCAGCTTTGACCAGCCATTGACCAAGGCCAAAACTCAATACAAATTGGATTTTCCTGAAGACAAAACCATGAGTTTCAACAGATTTCTAGAGTTGTTTTATTTTGCTCGTCGTCGAAACTTTGGCAAAGCCACTGTGGACCTTGTGGGCACAACAAGTACCAAGGGAGCACAACGTGGTGCAGGCGCAGCAAAAGCACAAGGATCATTCTCAATCAAACAACTGTCATGACACGACTGTTTACATTTGGATGTAGCTACACTAACTATCGGTGGAGCACGTGGGCAGACTGCCTTGCCCCAGAATTTGATTACTTTGAGAACTGGGGTCAAGGCGGTGGCGGCAATCATTACATATACAACAGCGTAATGGAGGCTGATCAGCGTCATTGTTTTGGTGCAGGCGACACTGTAATTGTATGCTGGTCTACTTTTATGAGAGACGATAGATATGTACAAGGTCGTTGGCATACTCTAGGTGGTATGTTTACTACTCCAATATATCAATCCGAATACTTGAAATCTCATGTAGATGAGCGAGGGTATGTTATACGTGACCTTGCGTTTATTAAAGGTGTAAAATCATTGTTAGAAACTAAACCTAATCTAACATGGAAATTTCTTAGTCTAGCCAATCTCAAGCTGGGCACTAGGTGCGAGACGGCGCCTGGCGAACCCAAAGATGTGATGGAAGTGTATGCAAATGTGCTAGATACAATATTGCCCAGCTACCAGGAAACAATATTTAAAAACGGATGGAAACAGGCAGAAGATCCTCACCCATCTCCCGAAGAACACTTAGCCTATCTGGATACAGTTTTGCCAGGCTGGGTGACAAAACAATCTACTCGTGTTAAAATGTGCGAAGAGAGTATCAATCTAAATAAAAATCCCCGCAAGCCGGGACTAGCAAAGGTAAAAAGACTATGAAATTCAAAGTTAGTGAATTATTTTATTCAGCGCAGGGCGAAGGTCGCTATGTGGGAGTGCCCAGTGTGTTCCTTCGCATGTTTGGCTGCAACTTTACCTGTTCGGGATTTGGCTGCAAGCCTGGAGAAAAAAGCACCGAAGCAGATGAGGTAGCAAAAACTGTTGAACTGTACAAAACGTTTGAAGAACTACCCTTGGTGAACACTGGCTGCGACAGCTATGCCAGCTGGCATCCTGCGTTCAAGCACTTGAGCCCAACATATACTGCCGAAGAACTTGTGGACAAAATGGCAGCGATATTGCCCAATGGAGTGTGGCAACAACCCAATGGCAATCCTGTGCACTTGGTAATCACGGGTGGTGAACCCTTGCTGGGTTGGCAACGTGCTTATCCAGAACTGCTGGACCTGTTGCACGAACGTGGTCTGCGCCACATCACATTTGAAACCAATGGTACCCAAGAACTTGGTGCAGAATTCAAACAGTACTTGTTGAATTGGTTTGGTGAGATTACATTTAGTGTAAGTCCAAAGTTGAGTGTGAGTGGCGAAAGCTGGGATGATGCCATCAAGCCTGATATTGTGTGGGACTACGAAACATACGGCATCACCTACATGAAGTTTGTGGTAGAAAAGATTGCAGACTTTGATGAACTGGATCGTGCAGTACATCAGTATCGACTGCGTGGGTTTGCTGGTCCTGTGTTTGTGATGCCCGTGGGCGGGGTAGTCAGTGTGTACGATGGCAACCGTATCAATGTTGCTGACGAAGCACTGCGTCGAGGTTACTGGTACAGTCCAAGATTGCATGTGGATCTTTGGGGCAATGGTTGGGGGAAATAAATGTTTGATCAAATCAAAGCATTGTTTGGTGCAAACGCCAACGTAAATCCTAAACCCACTGTACTAAAGCCTGAGCCGCCGCCTGCTCCGCCCAAGAAAAAAGCACCTGAAAAGTCAGCCAAAGAATTGGCCACCGAAAGTGGCGAACCTTATGTGGCCGTGCTCAGCATGGATGTAGACCCAGACAATCTGCACCAAGGCGCATTTGAACTAGACTGGAATGACATCTTTGTGGCTCGTCTGGTCAAGGCCGGCTACATGATGAAACCCACAGATACCGATGCTGACATTGTGGATCGCTGGTTCCAGAATGTGTGTCGTCATGTTGTGATGGAAACTTGGGAACAAGAACAAGCCATCAAACAATCGGGTATCTATGTACAAACCAAACCTCTAGGCAACGGCAGGAGCGAAGTGTCATGATTTTTAACCACATCAAAGAACTCAAATCCCAAGGCAAAAAAATTGGCATTACATTCAGCACCTTTGACATGTTGCATGCTGGACACATTGCCATGCTGAGCGAAGCTCGAAATTATTGTGATTACCTTATTGCCGGACTTCAAACTGATCCCACTACTGATCGTCCTGACACCAAAAACAAACCAATTCAAAGTGTAGTCGAACGTCAGATACAGCTGGCCGCTTGTCGTTACGTAGATGAAGTTGTTGTTTATCAAACAGAACAAGATCTTGTTGACTTACTGTTGATCTTACCAGTGGACGTTCGTATCCTTGGGGTAGAATACGAAGGCAAAGACTTCAGTGGCCAACACGAATGTTACATGCGAAACATTGAAATTGTGTTTAACGGCCGAGATCATTCATTTAGTAGCAGTAGTTTGCGCAAGCGAGTTGTTGCCGCAGAAATAGAAAAAGAACTAATCAAAAAATGATATTGTATGTCAACGGCGATAGCCATGCCGCGGCTGCTGAAGCTGTGGTTCCACATGCCTGGGCACAAGACGACGGGCTTCTTTGGGGCATGGGCCAGAAACCGCATCCCGCCAACGTTCGTGCCAGTTTTGGCTGCGAACTTGCCAATCACTTGTTTGCTATACTAGATCTAGATGCCCAAGCAGGTGGAAGTAACGCCCGTATTATGCGCACCACCAGAGATTGGATCAAACGTAATCATGCTGATTTAGATAACACGTTTATGTTGATACAGTGGAGCACCTGGGAACGAGAAGAATGGTTTTATGACAACGAGTGGTGGCAAGTAAACGCATCCGGTATTGATCATGTGCCTCCGGAACTGGAACAACGTTACAAACAGTTTGTGGTTGATATAGACTGGCCTGCATGTACTCGAAAAGCACATGAAGAAATCTGGCAGTTTCATTGTGAGTTAGATCAACAAGGTATTAGACATTTGTTTTTTAATGCCAACAGTCATTTTGCTATGCCAGTACTAAATGATCAAAATCTTCAAGAACCAGTTATTTTACCACAAGATCAAAAACCATGGGGCGCCAGCTATATTGGCCCATATGACCCTCAACTGACCTACAACAGTGTGCTAAAAAACAACGGATTTGACTATAAAAATCCTGCAAGTTATCATTTTGGTGCGGATGCCCATTGCTTTTGGGGCGAATATCTGTTACAATACATCAAGACCAATCAACTCTTAAGGCCTGATGAAATACCTACTTATTGATACCAGCAACATGTTCTTTCGTGCTCGTCATCAAGCACACAGAGCAGCAGACACTTGGACCAAGCTGGGCTTTGCATTGCACTTGACCATCATGAGCGCCAACAAAGTAGCACGTGATTTAGGTGCAGACCATGTGGTATTTGCACTAGAAGGGCGTAGCTGGCGCAAAGATTACTACAAGCCCTACAAGGCCAATCGTGCTGTGGCCCGTGGTGACATGAGCGAAACAGAAGCAGAAGAAGACAAGCTGTTCTGGGAAACCTATGATGAGCTGACTAAATACTTGTCTACAAAAACCAATTGCAGTGTGATTCGTTGCGCAACAGCCGAAGCGGATGATGTGATTGCACGTTGGATAGCTTTACACCCCCAAGATGAACACACTATCGTAAGCACAGATTCTGACTTTGTTCAGCTGGTGGCCCCCAATGTGCGTCTCTACAACGGCGTCAATGATCACTTGTTTACTGTGGATGGTGTAGCTGATGGCAAAGGTAAAAAATTGGCATTCACTGTTGAAAGCAACTCAAAGATCAAAGTTGGCAAACCCAATGCCGACTTTGTGCCTCCTGTGGACTATCACAAGTGGGCACTGTTCTTGAAATGTGTTCGCGGCGATCCCGGCGACAATGTGTTCTCGGCATATCCCGGTGCTCCGGTTAAAGGCACAAAGAATCGTGTGGGCATCACAGAAGCATTTGAAGATCGTGGCCGTCGGGGCTATGCCTGGAACAACATGATGTTGCAACGTTGGGTCGACCACGAAGAGGCCGAACACCGAGTACTGGACGATTATGAACGCAACGTGACCTTGATCGATCTTACCGCACAGCCACAGGCCATCAAAGACACAGTAGACACAGCTATCCGCGAACAAGTCAGCCACAGAGACGTGGGCATGGTAGGTGCTCACTTTTTAAAGTTCTGTGGTCGATACGAACTGACCAAACTCAGCGACCATGCAGATGCAGTGGGTCGCTGGTTGAACAACACATACAAAGGAGCGTTAGATGATACTAGCCAAACCGGTAATAGCTAATCGTTATTGGATACTGAAAAAAGACGATCAAAAAGTAGGCATCGTTGAAGCAGTAGACGACGGATACGACATCAAACTAGAAGACAAAAAACTCAACTACAAAACTATTCCCATGATCAGTCGTAGGGAAAATATTTTGTTTGAGAATCCGATCAAGCCCGCCGAGATACCCAAAAACATTGTACACGGATTTGAAGTTGCAGGCCGTGTGCATAATCCACTGTGGGACGTCAAACATCGATTGCCGCTGTTTACACGAGATACCAAAAGCAAATCGTGGTACGCCGCCGGATGGTATATGGTCAAACAGCACCGCGCTTGGCGAGTTGTACAAAATCCCAAACTTATTACCTTGCAACGTTATGCGTATCAAGGTCCGTTCCATACTCGAGAAGAAGCAAATGAATCCATTTCGTGACCAAGAAAAATTTATGCGAGCTTGTGATCAAAGCGTAGATCAGTTCAATGAAAAACAATACTTAATGTATGTCAAACTTATCAACGAAGAACATCAAGAATTGTTAGAAGCCACGTTGTCAGAAGATCGAGTAGAACAATTAGATGCGTTGATTGATATATTAGTTGTTACCATTGGAGCAATACATAGCTTTGGAGCAGATGCCGAGGGTGCCTGGAAAGAAGTTATGCGAACTAACTTTGCCAAGATTGACAAAGAGACGGGCAAGGTTCGCAAGCGTGAAGATGGCAAAGTTCTCAAGCCAGTGGGCTGGACACCGCCCAATCTTAAACCTTTTGTGAAATGAACAACATGAAACTGATCAACGACCAGTACAATGACTGGTGGGTATGGGTAGAAGATCACAACGAAGATCTGGTACTCAGCCCGCATTTTGACTACGAAGAAGATGCTGTTCAGTGGCGTGATAGAATGATCAAAGAGGTACACAATGTCAAAAATAATGGTTGACATCGATATTGCACCCTACATGGAGTTCAAACAATGAGCCTGCACATACATAGATTTGTTGATGCTGTCAAAGCTGCCGAGTCTCGTGGTCAACGAGACCTACAAATGACCTTGCGAGACGCCAAAGACCTGCATGCTGACATTACCAAGCTGTTGATTACCCTGGAACAGATGCGCAAATTGCCCGAATCAGGCACGGCCGCAGACGATGTTATAACGGTTGAGCTCACTGGCGGAACATTTAAAAACCCCTAGTTATTGACATAAATAACAGTGGAGTTTGCAATGTCAAGACCTAAACCACAAGTACTCATAGAACACACTCACCGACAAACCTACAAGACCGAACAAGTGTTGGCATCTGAAGGAGTGTGGGCAGTGTTTTATGATGGGCAGCCTATCAACCTTAAAACGTTTAATATACTGACACAATATCCAGGACCCAAGTATAAAAAAGTCAGCTTTTCAAATCCTGGACATGCCAAGAACTTGGCCAAAAAACTCAACATACAGTTCAAGTCAGACAAATTCACAGTGGTGTTGTTGACACAAGGGGCGCAAGTGTACCCCAATGAACAGAAGTGATTTTACTCAACAGTGCTGGCAGCAATTGCCAGAAGCCGTACGTCAAACCCGCACCCTAGATCAAACCACTGTGGACTGGTGGCATGATGCCAGAGAAGACGGAGGATGGCGACTCAGTTGGGCTGGCTTGGTTGATCTCACAGACTTGCTGAATCAGGAATCCTGGGACTTTGAATTTGTGAATCAAGATATACAGCCCTGGGCCTTGCTGAAGTTGAAAAAACATCTTGTTGTGCCCTACTACATTGTGCAAAATCGCAAGCATACCAAAATCACCGTACTAGACAGCAAACATGCCATGATGATTGGGTTGTATGGTCAGGTAGAGAACTGGGTCAAGTCGTTGTGCTGAACAGTTGACTCGCTCGCTGAACAAAATTGGTTCTGTACCAATCTGTTAAATTGTTCAACACATAATGACTTTGATCTGCTAAACGTTGCTGCAGATGATCAATGGGTATTTTGCCCATTATGAGATCTTGATTTCGCAACAGTGCTTGTTCCACACGTTGGTCGTTGGGCAAAAAGTCGTAGGATGTGTCTACCACGTCGTCGAACACATCTAGCCCCATGTCTTTGCAATCAGCCACAATGCCCGCAGATCCTATGATGATGGGAATCTGTCCAGCTGCCATTGCAAACAGAGTTTTCTCACATACCAATCCTGGCACATGGTCGTACACAGTTTCAGTCACAATGTTCACTGCGGCTGACCCATATATTGGCAACAATCTCACAAAGTTTTCATCGTTCTCAGTTCCGCGATAGGTATCGTATGCCCACTGAGGCAATTTTATTTCGGTGCCGTAACTGAGCCAACCGTTGGGCCATGCCTGCAATATGTCCGCTGCTCGTCTACGATGAGCACACATTCTGCCGTTTAGGCACTGCCATGCATAGGTACGAGATTGATTCAGTGCAGGCTCACATTCATGCCACCGTGCAGCCAATCTTGCCATTTCTCTGCAGTTGTGATTGCTGTATTCAATCAGCTTGATAGGACCATGATAAACTTTTTCCAATCCATGATGCATGTGAGTTACCAAAATTTGATCAGAGTTGCTGCCATAGAATTGTTCTAACCGCTCTAGCTCTACAATTTTGCCTTGATCAAATGTTACAAAATCTTGAAAGTGCATCACCAGCACAGTCTTTGGCCCAAACTCAACTGTGGGCAATTTAAGAGGCCATCCCGATCGAGCATTGTAAGGTGGGTCGTATGCATTCCAAACACCGTGTACATCCAGTCCTAGGTTGCTGAGTGTGTGTTGAAAAAATTCAGTATATTCCATGATTGTATTTACTAAGTAGTTGCATGGAATACTGGAATAATCCCTTGCACACTGTCAGGGTGCGCGACTACAAATATGATCCTGTGATCAGCAGTTTTCACAATGGACGTCATTGTTTGTTTTGGAATCCTGCCAGCAAGTTCGACAACATTGTTACCAATCAACGGCTAGACGATTTGATCAAGTGGGCCAACGAATGGTTAGAGACAGATGGTGTGGATGGGTTCGAAAAAGAGGCACGCAACCATTACGATATAGCAAACTTAACCAAACTCAATATGTGGGTCAATGACATTCGGCAGCAAGGTATTGTAAAACCTTGGCTGTTGCAAGATCAAGGCAATGGAACGTTTGTGGCAGGCACTGGTGACAGCCGACTTCGCTGCCTGGAAGTTATGCCTGAAATTGCCACAGTGCCAACGTTTGTGTCTACCACAACGGATCGTGCACATCTTTACGCAGACTTAGAACCAGTAACTGATTTTGCACACTTTGCTAAATTATGCAAAGCCGAGCCCGAAGTGGAGTTTATTTTCCGTCTCACTGAACCAACTGCACCGTATGGCATGTACTGGTATGAATACACCACCAACCGAACTCGGGCAGTCACTCCTGGTCAAGATCAAGCAGTATGTATGTTTTTGAATTATGCACGTTCAGTGCCAAATTTTCGAGTCAGCAGGGACTGGTTTACCAAGCCAATTGTGTGGACCAATTACACACTGTAGGTCCAGTAGTTGATTTGCAATGCACGCCTTACACAATCAAACGTGGTTTTGGGGTAACTGTGCCAGGTATCAGTGCTGGGCACAAAAAACATACATCTGTTGTCCCGCGCTTCTACCACATGATCGTCTCCGATAGTGGTGCCAGGCCATAAGTGCTCGTGGTCGGTGTACACCAAAGCAGTAAGACGTTTTTCCAACAGATCGTGATGACGTTCCAGCTCAAACTCGCCAATGTCACTGATTACTTCTATGCGCGGAAACAGTCCTGAATAGCGTTGTTTGGTGTAGTGTTCAAAGTACTGTTGAGTGGCACCGTTGTGCATATCACGCCACAGTGCATGCAGATGCGGATATTGGTGCTGTACGTCATCGTCAATGAACAGTCGACCCTGTCCTACTCTTTTGCCCGCAGTGTTCTGATGACGCTGATGAGGTATAGACTTTACCTCAGCCAGTGTTTGTTCGTTCAAAAAGTTATCAGCAATCCAGTGCTGCCACGGCTCACGATGCTGCTGTGTAATTACTAAATGTCTGTTGTACAATTTGTTTCCAATCTTGATATCTGTCGCCAGAGGGCACAATATTTACGTCAAGCCATGGCAAGCTGTCGTTGGCGTGACCAGCGAACCCCTGTTTGGGCTGAACTGGTTTGTTTATTTTGCGTTCAAAAAAAGTTCTCAGCAACTGTTTGGGTTGTGCACCCACTCGCAAATGCCACGGCAAGTTCAATGCAAAAGTCATCACAGACTTCAACAAAAACGGATTGCGTGTTTCGCGCCCCCATTGTCCGCCCAGTCGGTCCAGTCCGGGTGCATCCACTCCTACGACCTGGTACCAGTAGTCCATCAGCAGTGTTGCAGGCCTGGGATCGCCGTGATATCGATCCAAACAACGATGCCACAACTGATCGTGATCGTGCTGACTGTAAGGACTGTTACTGCCCAATACATCATAGGTCAGATTCTGATACAGGTCGTAGCCCCCAAACAATTCATCGGCACCTAGGCCAGTGAATATCACGCGGGTTGCAGCATGTTTGGCTATCAACCATTTGCCCACATAACTCCAGGTCTGTGCCGGCATCTTGGTCTGCACTGTGAGATTTTGATAGTGCTGTGCCCATTGTTCAGGGTCTACTTGAATTTTCTTGCAGGTCAATTGGTCCACAATGGGATCTTTGCCCGTGACATCTATTGCCAACAGTTCAAGATTGGCAATGTATTTGGCAATCAGTTCGCTGTCGATGCCGCCACTGTAGCTCAGGGTAGCTGGTTGCTCGGGACGAGTGATAGAACATGCTGCGGTCCACACACGATTAAATTCTTCAACGGCTTGGTCCAGGGTCAGTTGCTGCGGTTCAGTGATCCAATCAAACACACTGTCCAACTGCTGATCAGGTTTGCCGTCTCGATACAAGCGACCAGGTTCACAGCGAACAATACCTGTCCAAGGTGTCTGACCAATCATGGTCCAGCACTTGTTGGCATAAGGCAGTGTAGACCGTGCACAATCAACATAGTGCAGTATGGCAGCAACTTCGCTGGCCACAATCAAGATGTTGTCGTCCTGATAGTGATACAAACAGCGTTCACCTTGTGGATCACTGGCATACAGCACAGTATCAAAGTTGGTGTATGCCCAAGCCCACGGACCTTCAAAGTAACGAATTTTTCTCAGGTCCGACGTCACTGCATGATGCATTGCTTCAGTATCTGAACTGTAGTTGCCAAACCATTTGTAGTTGTAGATTTCACCGTTGTAGCTCAAAAAATCCTGATGAGGTCTTTGATAGTAGTCATCAGTGCCAGTGATACGCAACACAGTCTGAGCAATAAACGTGTTGCCTTGATGTTGATACCTTGTAAAATCAGGGCCGCGTGGTTGTAGAATTTTTGTTGCCTGTAGATGTTGTTCCAGAGGTATGGCACTGGTACTACGAACATACAGCACTCCGCACATCAGGCTATCCGTTGTACTACGCTGGGCCACCATGCAGCAAAATCTGCAGGCCAACTCGATTGCATGCGGGTCAGCACAGATTGATTTGTTGCAGCGGCCTGTGCGGCACGTTCAGACACAGTGCTGATATCCATGTGTTCAATTGCGTCAGCACCCTCAAACAAGAAGTCCACCATTTTGTCGCCATAGGCCGCAGTTTTATTTTCAAACATGCCGTCATACCGGTGTTGTACCACATCACTCATGGTGTCAAATCCCATGCTGTTGAGATATGCCACAGTGTGGCGACCACAATAAACCATCCAGGGCACAGGCAAGCACAAGGCTCTAAACGTTTTTTCGCTTAAGGCCACTGTGGTATCGCTGCTGTAGGTTTCCATAACCACGTTTAAATGTGCTTGAGTATGACACTGCTCATGTGTAAGTGTGTGATTGCGAAACGGAACGTTGGGCAACACTCTATGGTATGTGCTATCATACACATCTTGAAATGTTTGTTCCAACTGTTGAAATTGACGTTGAAAATTTTGCTGCAGGCCTTCGGTGCTGCTGTTGTCACCGTCCCAGCTCCAGCAATTGAAATTCACATAGTCCAGATTGTGTGCATTGGGCATGTACTGACAGCGCAGTTGCAGTTCCAAAAACAGCAACAGTCGTTTGGCATCCAATCTGTTGACACTGAAGTTAAAACGTCGATCAGGCTGCCAGGCAGCATGGTCGGGTCGATGTGCATAGATGCCAAAGAAGCTGTCGGGCAGTTGACACACTTGATATTGTGTGGGCACGTTAACACGATTGTCTGTGATTACCACAGTGTGTCGATCAAACAAGTAAGGCAGAGTTTTTGAATAGTCCTCGGCACAGGTGCTGAAATCATCTACCAAACACACAACCACTGTTTGATGCCCGCGTTGCCAAACTTTATTGTTGGGATTGATACTTTGATATCCCAGTGTAGTTAAATTACTGCGAAAAAAATCCAACAATGTATTTTCATGCCAGATGCAATTGCTTTTTTTAAAGATTTCGTTTTCGTAAATTGCGTGATATAGGTCAACCATGCTGTTACTTATAAACAACACTTTTAGTGGGTCAAATATCCCAAATTGTTGTGTAAAAACAACACTTTTTGCCCTAAAAAGTAATGCTTTTGTAGTACTATTTTTCATGTGCAAAACGGTTGACCAAAAATTGCCAATTTGCTATAATATACACATGAACACAAAAACAGTAGCCCGTAAAAAGCGTACCGATCGCACTCATATCATTTACATGATTGAGTCGGGCACAGACTTCTATATTGGCGTTACTGCCAAGACAGAAAGCACTGTTAAGAAAAGTGTGATTACTCGTTGCCGCAAGCACTTCTATCGTATGCGTTCTGAAGACAAGGGCTGGATGCTGTACGACACCATGCGTGAGCGTGGTGTGGAAGAGTTCACTGTGCGAGTGGTCACTGTGGTTCGAGGCAAGAGCGAGGCTCACCGCACGGAACGTACCCTGATCCGTGAATTGAAGCCAAATTTAAACACTGACACAAGAGGAGTTTTGTAATGCGTGGTTATAATGTTCGAGTATTTCTCAGCGAAAGCCGTTGGACTGATACTGTTATCTATGCCGACACTTGGTTCAATGCTCAGAGCCTGGGTCAAGGTCAAAGCCCTATCTCCAAGGCTGTTTTTCTCAGCGAAGCCTGATCAGTAGCGGTCATGAACGAAACGCTGTGGTTGATCCTGGCATTGGTGACCAAACACTTTGTGGTGGACTTTCCACTGCAGACACAATATCAGTGGAGCAACAAAGGTACCTACGGACACCCGGGTGGCATGTTGCATGCGTCACTGCACGGCCTTGGTACATATCTAAGTTTTGCATGGTACGCACCCATGGCCGCGGTTTATTTGTGTTTAGCCGACACAGTGATTCACTATCACATTGACTGGGCCAAAATGAAACTGAACCGGTGGTTTGGCTGGGCTCCTAACACACACGACCAGTTCTGGTGGTTGTTGGGACTGGATCAATACCTGCATGTTTTGACCTATATTGTTTTTGTTGCCACAGTGGTTGTATGAACACAAATTATCAGGCGCAGAAGGCACCATGTGCTTGCTGAAAAAAATTGTGGCTAAGTAATCATACAATGGATACACCACGCAAGATAATACCAATACAAACTATACAAGCGCCAAACCCCGAACCACAAAGTTTAAACCTAGATCCACATGTGGTTCTAGCAGAGATGTACATGGCGGAGAACCGTCCGCGACTTGAAAGTCGTAAACAAAAGAATCTAACAGAAGTTGTGCAATACACTGATGCCACACGCAAAAATCGTGTGGCCTTGATAGTTGCTCCGGAATGGACGCAATTGGCGCCACCATATGGTATTGCTAGAATGAGTGCGTTGTCCAAACACGGCGGCTGGCCTACCCGTGTATGGGACATAAACATTCTTACCAAACATGAGGCCGGAGTGCCCGAACTATGGACCGCATACGAAGACTGGAAATGGACCGACCCCAACTACAGTAAAAATGTACATCCTGTTATTGAGCCCACTTTGCTCAAGTACATGGCCCAGGTAGTTGAGTGGGGACCTACTGTTATTGGATTTAGTACATGGTATACCAACGATACTTGTACCATGTGGATGGCCCGAGAATTTAGACGTCTTATACCCGGTGTTAAGATCATCATAGGCGGTGCCAATGCCACACAGCTAAAAGTCAGCGACCCCGCAGTGGCAGACCATGTGGTGTCAGGCGAAGGCGAACTATGGTTTGTTCGTATACTTGAAAACTTAGAAAATCCCACAGAAGAAATTCCGCATATTTGCATACAAAGCAAAGACCAAAGAGTAGATCTTGATTCAATGCCTCCGGCTGATTACACAGACATAAACATTAGTTTGTACGACAGCAAAGGCATCAGTTGTGAGTTCAGTCGTGGATGTATTGCCAACTGTGTTTACTGCAACGAAACAGTTTTCTGGAGGTTTAGGGCCAGGCAGGCAAGTCGTGTACTAGAAGAAATTGAAATAGTATATCGACAACAAAAGATTCAATCTGTATGGTTTATTGATAGCTTGCTCAACGGTAACCTGCGTGAACTAGAAGCATTTGCGTTAGGACTGATCGACAGGAACATTCGTGTCAATTGGAATGGGTACAGCCGCATCGACGGCAAAATGGACAGAGATTTTTGGCGGATGTTGAAGCGGTCAGGAGCCAGTGGTTTTGCATTTGGGGTCGAGTCTGGATCACAAAAAGTGCTAAACTTGATGAAGAAGAACTGCAAGACTGAATGGATTGAACAAAATTTCAAGGATCTTGCTGGGGTTGGTATGACCAATAACTTTGCCACATGGTTTACAGGATTCCCTGGAGAAGAACTAACAGACGTGGCACAGACATTAACAATGATGTGGCGCTTGCGAGTATCCGGCATGGGCGGGCTGAGTTCGGGAACCTGCGGCCTAGGTCACGGAACACCGTTGGATCTTGAACGTGGACAATTTGGTGTTGGACAAGACTGGTGCTACGGCTGGGCAACTACTGATGGCAAGAACACTGGCTTCAATAGATTTGTACGGTGGAAGACCACAAACATCTTGATAGAACATTTTAGATTGCATAATGTGCCGGATTGGCTGAGTCCAGTGAAGCAGTATCCTACTCTAGAGAATCATTATAGCTTGGAGTACGATCCCGCAAACTGGCAAGATCCTATTCCCTGGGAAAAGGATTTTGACTACTACATAATCAAAGAAGATATCAATCCTGTTGCCAACCACTTGGTCAATGAGATATGGCCTTTGTTGCGTGTTTTATGGCTAGCAATGGGCCCGTTTAAACTTCATTTAGAGTTTGATCCAGATCGGGATCTGACGGAGTTTGGATATCTGCGTTATCCAAGAGGCGGTGAACATAGATTGTGGGCACAGTATGATTTTGACATTGCAGCCGACGGCCAATGGAATGCTGATTTTGATATCAAAATGCAGGGCGAGCCATGGAACGGCAAAGATGTTGATTTTCACCTAGAATGGAAACACTCAGATACCTGGTCCAGGCCTGTCGAACAAGGTTGACACTATCTGGCATAGTTGCTATAATAATTTATCACTAAAGACACATATGGAATTCTTACCTGTACTTGAACTAATTGATCGACTGTGCATTGCCAGAGTCAAACACGAACGCACCAAAGGTGCCAACCAGGACGAATTGGACTGGTACGAAGACAAATACCGTCAGCTGATATTGACTCTCGACCATGATCAACGTGGTACCTTGGATCACAATATCTCAGAGATCACTGTGATACATAACCGTATCTGGGATCTAGAATGGCAATTGAAATCTGGCGTAGAGCACTTGTTGACCATGGACGAAATTGGACGCAGGGCCATTGCTATCCGTGACTGGAACAACCGGCGCATTACCTACAAGAACTCCATTGCTGAACTGTTTGGCCTAAAGATGCGTGAAATCAAAACGGACCACCTAAGCGATCCTGAGCAGTTGTTTAAAACTGTTGACACTAAATAAAAACCCTGTTACAATGGGGTTATGGGGCTATAG